ACGCCTCCTCGGAGGTGGGGTTTTGTTGATACTGGGCGTTCCACTGGAACACAGGCATAGATGCTTTAGTTCTACGCAGCATCTCCAAGGTGTACTGCTCGGGCCAGAGTGCCCGCTCTTCCTTGGTATTCTCGTTAAATATAGCTGGGAACTCAATGACGTCGTACTGATCGGCTTCTTCGTTCTGCACCATGTCTCGGATAACCCGACCTGACAAGTCATCTTGGTGCCACCTTGTTTGCACGATAGCTACCCGACCACCCGGCATCAGACGCGTTCGCGCTCCGTAGGTGAACCACTCGTAGGCTTTCTCAAAGACGTCGAAGTTTCCGTTGATGATGTCTTGTTCGTTATGTGGGTCATCCACCAATAGTAAATCTGCTCCCCGACCAGCCAGAGCGGAACCAACACCGCAAGCAAAGTATTCTCCTCCCACGTTTGTGTTCCATCTACCTGCGCTTTTATTGTCTGCGGCTAAAGTGACCGTTGGGAATATCTGCTTATAAGCAGGTACATCTATTAGATTCCTTACTTTACGACCAAAATCCACAGCCAAATCTGTGGTGTGGGACACCATAAGCACCTTTTTATCAGGGTATTTACCTAGAAACCACGCTGGAAAATAGATAGAAACAAGCTGGCTTTTACCGTGTCTAGGGGGGATATTGACGCAAATCCGGTCCTTTTTACCCTCTGCGATAGCCATTAGCTGGTCTGCAAGTTGTCTGTGGTGCTTACCAACCTTGTAATCTGCCTGCATTTTCTTGCAGAACTCTATCAAATCATCCCTACAAGCACGTGCCGAACGCCTATTCTCGAACTCATCGAGCACCATCTCTATCTCAGTGGCGTCAGTTTCTTCAAAAGCATCCAGATTCTGAGCTAAAAAGTCCAGTTCTGTGTCTGTCAGTGACGATAAGGGGTCACTCACCTGCATCAGCATCGGTTTTGGGGGTATCAAACCCCAGTTCTTTGTCCAAATCCACCGTTTCGCCGTTTACTTCGACAAGTTTGGCGTCTTCTATGTCCTTTGGGTGCATCAATCTGTGTATCTTTGAGCGAATACTGTTGACGAGGTCTTCCGTAGAGCGGTGGTTGACAGTAACTTCTGACTTTTCGGTAAAAAGACCCACGTCCGTGATCTTTCCCAACAGTTCTAGTGCACGTATCCTGATCTTGGCGTCCTCATTCTGGGACTCTATTAGTAGTTTGTTAGTTACTAGCAGTCTAATCTGTAAGGCGTTGTCCACCACACGCACGGAATACTCATCAAGGATACCCTTAACTTCTTTATATGTGGCAGGTGTGTACTTGGCGGACTGTTTGACGAGAGCCTTGTTAGCTTTCTCTTCATTTTCTGCAAGTTGGTAGACGGCTTGCTCAGCAGTAAGTCGTTCCTCCTCCGTCGGCTCTAAATCTAAGCCTAAGAGTTCTGCGCTGCTGCAAGCAGCAAGTGCTTTTTCCCTAAAGTTAGCAAACACGGAATAGTCTTCCGGGAAAGGTATTGCTAAATCAGGTTCAATTTGTAGTTGCATCTTGTCTTGTGTCCAGACTGGGATGCGTGAAATATATCACAAAAAATTTTTTTGCCTAGGTACTTAAAAAACATGACGGGGGGTGTTCCTATATTTAGTACCCGCCGAGACGTACCTATTTTGTAACATACCTTAACATGTTTTTTATATTGTACGCTTATCGCTTGTAGCTGCACGTTGCAGAACAATGTATGTTTTGATGGCTTTTAGTGCCGAATTTGAAAGCTAGGGTAAACCCTGTATAAATTTAAAAAACTAGCTCTGAATTTGAAAATTTGGGCTTTGAGTGTGGAAAATAGCAAACCTATGCGGCGGTATGGAACCAGACGCAAAAAGCGGGGGGTGGGGTCTCGCTATGGGCTGAAATCGTTTTTGCCCCATGTAGTCGCTGGCTACATAAAAAGCCTATTAAACTCTATTAAATTCTATTATCCCTTGACTTACCATAGTAACTTGAGACATAATAGAGTCACTCGGTAGGGAATAGGTCTTTATCGGGTGTTTAACTTAACTAAGGAAATGCTATGACAAACAAGTCAAACGCTCTCGCCCAAGCCACTAAGGTCTTGACTGGTGCAACTACTAAGGTAACGCCATTGGTGTTGTCTCTTAAGACATTCGAGTTAACTACTCTGACAGTCAAAGGGGACTATGCACAAGATGCTAAGTGGAAAAAACTCGCTGATGCATACCATGCAGATAGCATCACAACTGCTATGCTTGAACTGCCTAAAAAGGGCGAGACAAGTAAATTTGCAGACCTGCATACGCAGATTAAGTCTGCCATTGTCTTATCTTTCGAGAAAGATACTCAGGAATTACTTGCGAAAGAGTCTAAGACTCTCAGCGAGATAATGCAAGGCACCAAGGCACATTGGATTCGTCAAATCGGTTCCAAGTATTCTAAGATACAGACTCACTTGCTGAAATTCGAGAATGTAGAGAATGGCGTAGTTGCTGAGAAAACAACGACACCTAAGTTGCCCAAGTCGAAAGAAGGTCAAGTATGCTACTACTTAGACCTTGCAATAAGAGTGATGCAAAGCATGGAGACACCTAAACAAGATGTCACCGGCGATATCAAGACCTTGACAATAGTTAAAACTAACTACACTGCAAAAGCCTAAGAGATTAGGTTCCACTAAGCCCCCTGAGAAATCAGGGGGTTTTTTTTCGCCCAAAATTTCCCATTTTGTCAAAACATATTTAGGTAGTCCCCGACTACCTATTGATACCAGTGATTAGCGGTAGCGTGTAGCACAGGGTGTGGGCTCGGTGGGTGTGGCGTGCGTTAGGTAGTTGGCTATGTAGTCGCGGGCTACAAGATGTTATGTAGTCTCAGGCTACATAATGATGCCAGTGATTAGAAGAAGCGTAAAGCACAGGGTCGTTTAGTCACATGGCTAGGTGTTAACCTGTGCACAGGTTAACAGTATTTTCTGCGTTTGTCAAGTAGGGATAAACCCTACCCTATTGTTCCCCCAAAATTTGCATTGAACCTAGTAATGAACCTGCAAGAATGTAGCATCCATGCGCTCTGTACCTTAGTTCCTAATGAACCCAAGCAAAAGTGTGTTTGGCAAACTCAACAAAGATATTTCTGCACGAACTTCTCTAAGACCCCCTTCTACTCATTTTGGACATCACACAATATCCTAGGTTCATTATACAAAAAGGGTACACTATATATAAATCAATAACTTACATACCTCCACTACAAGAACTAATAGGAACTAATAGGAACTAATATAATATAATAAACTTTAATAGTTTAAAGGCTTTGGAAAGCTTTGAAGAAGCGTAAAAACTTGACTTCGTGCCTGTTCTGTGCTACAATAGTATTCAGTTGGTTAGAAAAGTATCTAGAAAGTTCTAGAACACCAACTGATGTAGTCGCAAGACTACACAATTTAAGGAGAAAGACTATGCGAGTTGATATGAATAACACCGCCCGTTTCGTGTCCATTGAAGAGGTCGGCTTGGAGGAGAGTTCGCAAGATGAGCCCATGCACGGCGTCCACTACTGTGCAGATGGCAGTATCTATTCCTATACCAACTGGTTCTACGATGGCGACGAGTCAGCGTTTGAACTGCACTAAGTAGTCTGCGACTACACCAACCCCCTTAACAACTTAACAGGAAAACGATTATGAAACACAACACACTATGGGAAGCGCAAATAAGTGCATACCCCGATTCACTGAGACTGACCGACACACAAATGCTAGGCGCATTACGCACCGCAATACCTGACTGGGTTGCCGAGAGTAAGTATGAGGATTGGGACAACTACGCAGCCCGCTACGAAATCAATGAGTGGTATGCGCCCTTGTGGTATCGGGATTGGCGAGAGTTACAGATTGAGCAAGCCCGTGCAAGGTGGGCACGCAATGCGTTCATGTATCGGGCACAGAACACACAAGGGTTTTTCTATGCGTGTGTCAAACGCCCTGATGGGACATACCGATATGTCGGGTTTCGTGATGGGTTCGAAGAGCAAGACTATGCGTCGGGCTTTGATGGTATGGAATACACACCGCAAGGAGAAACACTATGAGCAAACTACACCACTATTGTCGGACATGTGCCGACGCCGTAGACCCGCGCCGTTGGGCGTTGGGTATCAAGTTCTGTATGCCATGCGGTGACGAGATTGCCAAGCAACGCAAGTTCACCGTCGTGCCTATGAACAAATCAAACTACATTGCGTGCTTCGAGATGGAAACCCTTAAACAACTTAACCCCAAGAGGACAACATGAAGCACGGAGACAACAGCACCTTGCTCTGCCAAGACTGCTCAACCCCATTATTCCGTTGGTTCTTATCACGAATCGACTGGGTGCGAATTCTTAAACAACAAGGAGAAACAACATGAAACTAAGAACAAGAAAACATAAAGCGTACGGCAACACAACATACGACGTCGACTTTGGAGGTGCGTTTAGGCGTGGGTTCAAGGACAAGCGATGTGCCGAGTATTCGAAAGGGTGTGCCGTGTGTGAATACTGGCGGTTCTTTGACGAGAAGAACAAGTTCCCAAGTTCATACCGCGAGTACCAAGAGTTTCAAGGTGCAGAGTTCTATCCGTGGTTAGCCACATCAACAAACTAAGTAGTCGGCGACTACACAACTAAGGAGTAATCATGCAAACAACCAAAAAAGAAGTTACCACAGGTGACATTGTGTACCTCAAGGGTAAACGCTATGTAGTCACGTCGTTCTTTGGTCAGCGTCGCAAACTGCACGACGGCGAGATGCAAGAGGTCGATTATGTCGGACTGCAGTCAGCGTGCGAGCGACGCTACAACGTCAGCGTGCCAACTTACGCATTGGAGAACTAACATGGGATACAGAAGCCAAGTAGCCTATCGAATAGGTTTCCCTGATAGAAAAATCCTAAACGAGTTCATCGCCTTGGTGATGATGAAGGGTGGACTTGAGAAAGAAGCCCTAAGCCAATGCCAAATTGAGTTACCCGATAACGGGCGGGTGGACTGCTTTATCAACTACTACGCCGGAGATGTTAAGTGGTATCCAAGCTATGCGGATGTGCAAGCACACACATGGCTATACAAGTACGCAGTAGAGCGTTTCCCGAATGACTGTGCGTACAACTTCATAAGGATAGGCGAAGACCGTGATGACATTGAGCAGGAGGACGATGGCGTGATGAATGATATGCACGACTCCATCACTCAGGATATGTATACGGTCACAACCATAGAGATGCCATTCAGCCATGACTACACACCCATAGGCGACGCCCTAAGCATAGTGGAGGAACAAGATGCAAAAACTTGACTTGGGTAGTAGGTTGTGGTATACTATGTCATACGGTGGTAAATCGTATGAAGCAATGTGTTTTTAACTTAACAGGAGAATCAAATGGAATCAACGATAACGCAATCAGGTAGTCCAGCGACTACAACGGTAGAACAAATGCCAAACATCTCAACACCAAGTATCAGCAGTAGCGCAATGCTTGTGGAACTGAACATCTCAGTATGGACAGGACGCAAGTACGACAAGGGTGTCTCAGCCGAGATAGATGTGCAGAAGCATGCAACAACCCGTGCCGGTAACTATCACAAGAAGCTTTTCGCAGACGAGCCGTTGTTCGACGCAATAGGTAAGTATGCGGGTAATGCACGGACATACCACTACTTTGGGACTATGCCTTGGTCAGACTCAGGTCTACGCTTACTCACGACAGCCATGTACTTTGACTACCACAAGAAGGTAACAGGCATGGCGCAAGAGTTCGACATGTTGGTGGATAACTTCCTAGTCGAGTACGACACCATGGTGGCACGAGCACAGGGAAAACTCGGGACATTGTTCAACCAAGAGGACTATCCGGCGAAGGACGAGGTGCAAGCCAAGTTCAAGTTTGCGGTCAAGTATTGCCCCGTGCCTGATGTGGGCGACTGGCGTGTGGACGTGGGTAATGAAGCACAACAACAACTCAAGGAGAGTTACGCCGAGTACTACAAACAGAACCTCGAGGACGCTATGCGTGAGCCATGGCAGAGAACACATGATGCCTTGAAGAGCATGAGTGAGAAGTTAGCCGGAGACAAGAAGCAGATATTCCGCGACACATTGGTAACAAATGTGAAGGATATGTGCGACTTGCTAGAGAAGTTCAACATCACAGGAGACGCCAAGATGCGACAAGCACGCATGAAGATAGAGGACGCACTGCTCGGGGTAACACCTGACGCCTTGCGTGAAGATGATTACTTGCGCTTAGATACCAAGTCTAAGGTCGACGCATTACTCAAGGAGTTCACATGGTAAGAAGTTTTTTATGTAGTCTACCGACTACTCAATTTGGATCGAAGTTTTAATTTATCAACAGGAGAATGACTATGAAACAGACAGCAGAACAACTTTTCGCACAATCAATCGAGGAGTGTGCTGAATCCATCATGGCTACGGGTCACATCGTAACTACATTGGTACAGGGTCACATGGGTACAGGCAAGAGTTCAATCTTGAAGATGTTAGCCCAACGACTACCTAACCATGTGCCGTGCTACTTTGACTGCACGACTAAGGACTTGGGCGACTTGATGCTACCTAAGATACTAGGCGCAGATGACGACAGTCAGTATGTCAAGTTCGTACCTAACGAGGAGATGGGTATGCACCATGACAAGCCAATCATCTTAATGATTGATGAGTTTGGTAAGGCGAATCCATCCGTGAAGAACGGCATGATGCGTATTATGTTAGAGCGCACCATGAGCGCTAAGGCATTGCACAAGGACTCGATAATCTTTGCGACTACTAACCTAGGTGCAGAGGGTGTGGGTGACTTGTTACTACCTCATCACCGCAACCGTATCACGGTCATCCGTATGAAGAAGCCTAACGCTACATCATGGATAGAGGACTTTGCATTGAACGCGGGTATTCATCCATCTCTAATCATGTGGGTCAAGGAACATGGCGAGCAACTATTCCAATCGTTCGAGGACATTGACAAGCCCGACGACGATGTAGGTGGCAATCCATATATCTATCATCCGCAAGCACAACGCCCCGCATTTGTCACGCCTCGTTCTTTAGAACTTGCATCTCATTGGCTGTGGGCTAAAGACAAGCTGTCTAAAAATTCGTTGAAATCCAACTTGATGGGTACGATTGGTGCTCGTGGTGGTATGGACTTGGAAGCATACATTGACTTGGTAGACCAACTGCCAAGACAAGATGAAATCAAGACTAGCCCAACGACGGCGAAAGTACCTACAACATCATCTGCTGTGGTCATGGTTGTGTACCGTGCTCTGGCGACGATGAACAAGGAGTTCATTGACCCATGGATGGAATACTTGAATCGCTTGGACAAGGAAGCGCAGAGTTTGTTTGTCATGCAAGTGCGCAACCCCAAGTATCAAAAGCAATCTATGGTGATGAACAACGGTAAGTTCACTAAGTGGTGCATGGAGAACAACTTCATGTTTGGTGCTGATAAGAAGTAAGAGTAAATTAATTTAAGGAGAAAACATGTTAGTAATAGGTAAACCATTGACAGCCAATCAGCGATTGTTCAAAGCAACGACTGACCTCATTGGCAGAGACGAGTTCATTGCGCTTGCGGGTGTGCTCATGGTAGGAACTAAACAGGTAGTCGACGGGCTACCTACGGCGTGTACCAACGGACGTGATGAGATGTATGGGCGTGAGTTCGTGGACTCATTGACTGATGCGGAGTTACGGTTCTTGATGTTGCACGAGTGCTATCACAAGATGTATCGTCACTTGACAATATGGGAACATCTGTATGAGATAGATGCGGGGCGTGCTAACAAGGCGACCGACTATGTGATTAACCTCAAACTCATGGAGACTGACGCGGGTAAGTCGGGGTGGATTGTCATGCCCAAAGGTGGGTGCTATGACCCGCAGTATGCAAACATGAGCGCAAAGCAAGTGTTCGATTTGCTCGACGCATCTGACGATGAAGATGGCGGTCAAGGTGGGAACACTGGTTTCGATGAACACGACTGGGAGGGAGCGAAAGAACTCTCCAAGGAAGAAGCCGAAGAACTCGAGAAAGAAATCGACGAAGCCGTACGCCAAGGTGCATTGCTTGCGGGCAAGATGGGGACGGGTGGACTACGCGACATAACAGAACTTCTTGAGACAAAGAAGAACTGGAAGGAGTTATTCCGCGACTACATGACTGCCACATGCTCAGGCAAGGACTACTCAACATGGCGCAGACCTAACCGCAGATATGTTGGTATTGACATGTTGATGCCAAGTTCTGTCAGCGTATCAGTAGGAGAGATTGTGTTGGGTATCGACGCATCGGGTTCTATCGGTGTGAATGAGTTGAGCGCGTTCTTGACCGAGGTCAAGGGTATATGCGACCAAGTGCATCCAAGCAAGGTTCATATCTTGTATTGGGATACCGAAGTATGCGGACATGAAATCTATCTGCAAGATGATATTGGGAACATAACCAAGTCTACTAAGCCCAAGGGTGGTGGTGGTACGGCGGTCGAGTGTGTGCCCATGTATCTTAACGAGCACGGCATCAAGCCCGAATGTGTTGTCGTGTTAACCGATGGCTACTTAGGTGGGTCATGGGGTCAATGGTCTGTACCCGTGTTGTGGTGCATACAGAACAACAAGTCTGCCAAGCCCGACACAGGCGTGGTGATTCATATTGAGTAGTCGACCGACTACATAACAGGAGAATGAAATGAAAACATGGAAAGGCGTAGTAGTAACTACATACCAAGAAGAAATCACGGTGCTGGCTGACACAGAACAGGAAGCCGAACTGTTGATGTATGAGGAGGCTAACCCTATGGGGGATAGCGCAAGTGGTGAGATGGAAGTGTATGACCTAAAAGAAGTAAAGGAGAAAGCAAATGATTGAAGTATCTATAACTGAGATGGTCTTGTTTGTGTGGGCGTCTATCGCAACGGGGCTGTATTTCAAAACCAAACAGGAGGAACACATGGTGCGAAAAGTATTCATGCACCTGATTGAGAACAAGGAAGCGCGTGACGAGATGGTCAAGCAATACGAAATGGCACAACAAAGGGGGGATATATGAGAATAAGTTCTTTTGACGAAGCAGTCGCACACTACAACGGAGTAATACCAATCAGAGGTGCACGACTATCGGATGACTTGCGTCCAATGAATGAGCGTCGCCGTTGGTGGGAACGCATAGCCAAGATTGACGAGAACAAGTACGTGTTACTTGACGGTAACTGGGTATGGCGTAACAACAATACCGATACATGGTTGAAGACTTGTCCAATCATGTGGGAACGCAAGGAAGATGGTGACTACCTCACGATACGCAATCACCCAAACGAGGCGTATGGTGTATCACGCTATATCTTCTTACAGCGATACCTACCAAGGGAGATGTGGTTTCACTACGGCAGTGATGGTAAGCATTACGTCGAGTATGGCGGTGTCAATAATTTCCTTGCCAAGTTCAAAGGCGATTTCGACGTGCAAACAAATGGATGGGTAATAGAAGCTGACCACAAGATTGTGTTCAAGAATGAGGACGGCAAGTTCATTCGTGCCAACGAACTACAACCTAAGAAAGTAATGCGTATAGACAAGGAGGTAGATGCACATTACTCGGGTAAGTTGCGGGAGATGTGGGACTGGATGGGTGTGGTGTTACCAATCATGGGGGAACAGTTGCGTGCCAACAGAGATGATTACGTCAAAGCATTGACTGAGAAATCTTCAACCTATTGGCGATGGGAGAAAAACTTGAATGTAGATGAGATGCGCGCAATACTAGATGACGCAGAGCATCCTAAGCGCGTGGCACTAGCCGTGGTGTTAGCAAATGTAGGTGATGCAGTGATAGATGGACGATTCGCCCCGCAACCTGACTCATTCAAGAAAGCACGCAATGCGGTGCGTAAGGTGGCAGACGTATATCAAACAGAGATGTGTTAACAAACTAAAGGAGAATGGAAATGGCTAAGTTAAAAATAATGAAAGACCTAATCACGGATACAAATGTCCGTGGAAAGATTGACCGTGCAGTAGAGACTGCCAAGGAGATAGGGTGGACAAGTTGGTTCAATGGCGTACCCGTACAGCCGGAACTTGAGACGTACATGAACATGCTGTCTAACAACATGAAGCGTATGAAGTTTTATCCCGTTGAGTTCACGCAAGTATGGAAGACCCATGTAGACGGTACTCATACGCACCACTTCATCGTTGACGAGTTCAGCGCGTACATGGACGAGTATCCGTTCGACTTAGGTCGGGTGGGGTATAGGAACTACTCAGTAGATGGGGATGCCAATACCTATGGTGTATACAGCCGTAAGATTACCAACGCCAAGTACCGTGGTAGCCGTGACCAATATCACATGATGCTGACTAATGATATGAAGAAGGCGGTCAAACTAGCCAACACGTATCTTGTGCCGTACGCAACGAGAGAACTTGCTACGGCGTACTACAAGCACATGCAAGCACATGTTGAATCCGTGCATGAGCGAGCACGCAATGCCGCGAATGAGGTGGTGTCTAACATCCGAGGTGACTCCAAGGTCATACTGGCAGAGTTGATGCACTTGAAATCTATGGGTGTCAAGTTCAAGACAGACGAGTTCATCAAAGCATCCGAGAAGATAGAGGACGCATACAACCTAGCACGAGAGGAAGCACAGCGCACAGTCATGGCATTGTTCGTGCGTTTCCGTAAGGTGGGTGAGGATACCTATGCGGATGTACAGCAAGCAGACGACGTACGCAAAAGCTATAACGCTCCAAGGATAAGTAGCCCGTCGACTACATACTCTATGTCGGACTTACCAGAAGACATAGTAAGAAGCATATCTGTCCTTAGTATCTTAAATGATAAGCAGTATGTACCCCGTGTTGGGCAGAAGATAGACGAATACACCTACTGGATAGAAAGGGGTTAATCATGGCAAAACCTAAAGACAAGGACATGCACGGTCGTATTCTGTATGACCTAGTGTTCGAGGAGAAGCGCGAAGGGACACATCTCATAGTCCCTCAGAAAGAAGTTTTACGTATTCTTTCCATGATTAAGGAAGAACCAATTTACCGGATTAGGGTAAACGACGACACAACGGTTGATATAGATTGCTATGATTTGCTAGAAAACTTTGCACCGGAACTAGAAAAGTCGTATGATAGCGTTCAAGACTTACCGGAATGGGCACAGTCGAAACTAGCAGTTCTTATGGTGCTAGACGTCACTAAGCGGAACGAAGAAATCCGTGGTGTAGGTAAGCGTATCAATAACAATATATTTTGGGTTTTCAGAGGAGAAGATGATGGCGTCAACGCCGGAATCGAGAGTTAAGAAATCCGTACGCCAAGTGCTTGATGCGCTTGGCGCTTACTATGTGATGCCAGTGACAGGGGGTTACGGCAATCAGGGTGCGCCCGATTTCTTAATTTGCCACAACGGACTTTTTTACGGCGTGGAATGCAAAGCCGGAAAGGGTAAGACGACTGCTCTTCAAGACTTGAACTTAAAAAGGATTGTTCAAGCGGGGGGTGTTGCCTTAGTAGTGAGGGAAGATGACGTCAAGTATCTTTCTAGTCTTTTAACAACAGGAGAAAATAATGTCAAAGCGAACAACGAAGATTAAACAAGTTAAAACTCTTATTGATGCTAACCCAAGCATCACACCTAAAGAGATTGTTGAGCAGACGGGTATAAGTCTCTCGCATGTGTATGCCATACGGCATGTTATTAAAAAGAAAGCAAGTAGCCCGCCGACTACAAAGAAGGCTCGCAAGCCCCGCAAGAAAACATTCACATACAAAGCAACAGGTATGGGTGGTGTGCCATTCGCTAAGAACGTAGAAAACCTTGAAGAAGAAATCGTGCGCCTAAACGATTGGTGCTTGCAATGGCGTAGGAAGTGTGAAGACTTGCGTGAGGAGAACGAGAAACTTAAAGCGCGTGATAGCTACGAACTGAAGTACATCGGGACTTTAGCAATCATTGCGTACCTTGAGGAGAGACTCGATGGGAAGGCTTAAAGAGATGCTACTAAACACACAACCACTAGACCCCGTAATGACACTTGATGATGCAGTCAAGGGGTGGAAAGTAACTATCGCCGACAAAGGGGGCTACTGCCCCTGCTGTGGGAAATGGGGCAAGGTATACAGACAGAAGATATCCGAAGCCATGGTCAAGTCGCTATTGTGGATGGCGAGTAATCATGGTGAGGACTGGATTGATATGCCACGCCAAGCACCACGGTGGGTGATACAGACCTACACATTTGCAACTATGCACTGGTGGCACTTGATTGAGCGCATGCCAATGACAGAAGGCGTAGCTGTGGGCGAAGATGGTGTAGGACAGGAGAAGAAGTTTAGTGGTTACTGGCGCGTAACAACTAAGGGCATGCAGTTTGCTCGAGGACTTCTCCAAGTGCCTAAGTACATCTATGTCTACGACAACAAGTATATGGACGCAAGCACCGAGACTATCTACATACGACATTGTTTTGGTGAGGAGTTCAACTACGATGAAATCATGTCTACAACTTGGACTGATGGGAACTACCAATGAATGACGAAGACTTTAGAGATGCGTGTGCAATGCTTGCTATGTTGGGATGGATTATCAATGGTGACAACGCACCCGAGATGATTCCCCACATGGCATGGCGTACTGCTAACCGCATGGTCGAGACACGCTACAACCACGAAGATGAAGTGGACGAAGGTATCGTTGCTATCAAGAAACGTAAATACACACGAAAGGGGGAAGCATGACACTAACAATGGCGTGCATGAAATGTAATCGCGCGGTTGAGGTGGGCACGCTGTGCCCCACTTGCGCTACACCAGAGGACGAGGAGTTCAACCGCATAGAACGCGAATCTCGTGTTAAACAAGACTATGTGCGGGACATGAAACAACCATCAAGAGAGCAACTAATGGCAGAGGTCGCTGTGCTAACTGAGTTGGTGCGTGTCTTGTCTGACAGAGTTAAAGAGTTGGAGGGTAAGCAATGATTAAGTACGACAACTACGATGAAGCAATCATCGGTCCTGCCAACATATGGCGTGATAACACGACAGTAAGTGTTCTAGTTTATGACGCAGAAAAGATTAGAGCGATTCTTATGAAGAGAGATGGCATGGAGCCGGACGAAGCTAGAGAGTTCATTGAGTTCAACATTGAAGGCGGGTACTTAGGTATTGAGACTCCGGTGTTGGTATGGACTGAGGACTTATGGGATGAAGAATCATGACTGACTGCCCTACCTGTGAGTACCACAAACAACGCGCACAGATATGGCGTGATGAAGCATACAGACTATCGGGGCATCCGTTGCCTGAGCGTGAGCCTGTGTTGGAGGAGCGAGAGGCGTGTGCATTGATTTGTGATGCAGTAACTCAAGACATGAGCCTTGGCCCACTTGAAAAATATAGAGCGGCAGAAATTGCAAAATTAATTCGAGCAAGGGGACAAGCATGACTGAAGAAGACGATGACATCCAAGACTACAAGCGACCTTGGATTGGTTTGTCTGAACAAGACATCAACGAACTAAAACACAACCTACCCGACCTCTACTATTGGGTTGATGTAGTCAGGGCAACGGAAAAGAAACTCAAAGAAA